CTTACAAAATCATAAACTGTTAGATTTCCAATTCCGGGTAAGAAAATTCAGGATCATGGCAAAGCGTGGACGCAAATCGGCTGCATCACTTCAGATCGCGACGCGGCCTGTCGAGATCGTTCAGCGGCAGCGTCCGCCGCATGATCTCAACGACGAGGAAACCGAGATCTGGGCTGCCGTCGTTGACAGCCAGCCGGCTGACTGGTTCACGCCGGCGACGGTGCCGCTGCTCGCCGAGTATTGCCGCCATGTAATCCGTTCACGTCGTATCGGCGAGCTGATCGAACGAGCGACCAGTGAGCTCGATGCGGAGACGAAAGAGCCTACGCTGACGGTTGAGGACTACGACCGCTTGCTGAAGATCGCCGAGCGTGAAAGCCGTGCGATTGCGATGCTGGCGACCAAGATGCGCGTGACGCAGCAGTCGACCACGAATCATCGCGGCAACAAGAAGCCGATGGCGACAAGGAAGCCCTGGGAAACGTGAGGCGGCGAGCGTCTGCCCGTGCCACGCGCAATATCACGTGGATCGAGCAATTTTGCCGTGTCCCCGAGGGCCGACTGGTCGGGACACCGGTCAAGTTGCGCGCCTGGCAGCGGCGCGAAATCGTGAAGGTCTATGACAATCCGGCAGGCACGAGGCGTGCAATCCTGAGTTTTGGTCGCAAGAACGGCAAGACGGCGCTCGCCGCTTTCCTGCTGCTGCTGCATTTGTGCGGTCCGGAAGCGCGGCCAAACTCGCAGCTGAACAGCGCGGCGCAATCTCGTGAGCAGGCTGCGATTCTGTTCAGTCTTGCCGCGAAGATCGTGCGTTTGTCGCCGGATCTTTCGGCGGTCGTGACGATCAGGGATACGGCCAAGCAGCTTTTTTGCGATGAGTTGGGGACGCTGTACCGGGCGCTGTCGGCGGAAGCCTCGACGGCTTATGGCCTGTCGCCGGTGTTCATCGTTCATGACGAGCTCGGCCAGGTGAGGGGCGCGAGATCCGAGCTTTACGAGGCGCTTGAAACGGCTACCTCGGCGCATGAAGCGCCTCTTTCCGTGGTGATCTCGACGCAAGCGCCTTCTGACGCCGATCTGCTTTCGGTGCTGATCGACGATGCTGTTGCCGGTCACGACCCACGCGTTGTGATTTCGCTTTACACCGCGAATATTGATCTGGATCCGTTCAGCAAAAAGGCGATTAAGCAGGCAAATCCGGCGTTCGGGGACTTTCAGAATGCTGAAGAAGTGCTGGCGATGGCTCACGATGCACAGCGCATGCCGAGCCGCGAGCCGGAATATCGCAATCTGATTCTCAATCAGCGCGTCGAGATGAATTCGCCGTTCGTTTCGCGCACGATCTGGGATCTCTGCAGGGGCGATGTTTCGAACGATTGGGGTGATGCGCCGGTATATGGCGGGCTTGACTTGTCGGACTGTAACGATCTGACGGCGCTGGCGCTGATCGCACAGCCTGGTGATGCCTGGGAAGTCAAGTCGACGTTCTGGCTACCGGAAACAGGCCTGGTCGAGCGGTCACGGCGGGACCGGGTGCCTTACGATCTTTGGAAAAAACAGGGCCTTCTCGAAACAACGCCGGGCAAGTCGATCGAATATGAGTTTGTGGCGGGGCATCTTCGTGGGGTTTTCGACCGTTTCAACGTTGCGGGCATCGCGTTCGATCGCTGGAACTTCAAGCACCTGAAGCCGTGGCTCGTGAAGGCCGGATTCAGCGAGCGCGAACTCGAACTGTTCCACGAGTTCGGCCAGGGGTTTCAGTCGATGAGCCCCGCGCTGCGCGATCTGGAAAGCGACCTGCTCAACCAGAAGATCGTTCACGGCGATCATCCGGTCATGAACATGTGCGCCGCGAACGCTGTGGTGCAGTCCGATCCGGCAGGCAATCGCAAGCTGGCCAAGCACAAGAGCACTGGACGGATTGACGGCATGGTGAGCCTTGCGATGGCGAAGGGTGTGGCGTCGACGGCTGAAACGGTCGGCGAGTACGTCACTGGAAGGATTGCAATATTGTGAGATTGTTCGGGCTCGATATCTCTCTTGCACGCAAGGACGCGCTGTCGATCGACACGATTATTCGGCGGCTTGAGGCGGTGCACGAGACGTTCTCGGGCATCGCGGTCACGCCTGAGAACTGCATGCAGAGCCCGACTGTGAACGCCATCGTCACAGCCATCTCGCGGCGCATTGCGACGTTGCCGGTCAAGGTTTTGAAGAAGACGACGAGCAACAACCGAACCCGCAAGGAGGAGGTGCCGAACCATCCAGTGCAGCGTTTGCTCGCAAATCCCAATGGCTGGCAGGATCGCGTGACGTTCTGGCTGGACGCGACAAGCGCACTCGTTCGGCACGGCAATTACTACGCCTTCAAGTCGCGCGGCTCAACCGGGCCGATCCGGCAGATCATTCCGTTTCATCCATCGAGCGTGACGATCGACCAGGATCTCGACACGCTGGCCATCACCTATCGGGCATCATTCGCGAACGGTGCGCAGGACGTTTACCAGCCCTCACAAGTCATGCACGCACGCACCGCGGCGCGCGACATGGTGAAGGGGAATAGTCCGGTGACGGATGTTCGGGAAGCTATCGCGCTGGAGATCACGGCCGAGCGCATGGGCGCCAGCGTGTTCGGCAATTCGGCGATGCCGAGCATGGTGTTCAAGCATGGCGCGACGTCGCTTGGCTTCAAGAGCGCCGAAGAGGAAAAGCAGTTCATCGAGGATTTCCAGGCCGCCTATTCGAAGAAGGGCCGCTTTAAATCCATGATCCTGCCGAAAGGCATGGAGATGGACACAGTGTCCGTCGACGCTGAGAAGGCGCAGTTCCTCGCAACCCGGCAGTATCAGCGCTCGGTGATCGCGGGCGCATTTGGTGTACCGCCGCATCTGGTCGGGGATCTCTCGCGCGGCACTTTCAACAATGTCGAACAGCAGTCGCTCGACTTCGTGATGAATGCTGTCCTGCCCTATGCGCGCGTTTTCGAGGCGGCAATGGAGCGCTCGCTGCTGACAGATGAAGACCGGCGATCCGGCATCATTATCCGCTTCAATCTCGACGCGGCGCTGCGCGGTGATTTCAAGAGTCGGCAAGAGGGCCTAAACATTCAGCGTCAAGCCGGCGTGATCAGCGCCAATGACTGGCGCGAGGAAGAAGGGCGCAACCCGATTTCCGAAGAGGATGGCGGCGAAGAATATTATCGCCAGGGGCCATCCGGGCAATCTGCCGATCCGCCTGGCGATAATCCGCCGAGTGAAGAACCGCCGGCCGAGCCGAGCGACAATCCTGACGACGATGAGGCTGAAGATGACATCGACGCTTAGTTTTTCTCTTGAGATCAAGGCCCTCAAGGATCGGCAGTTCGAGGGCTATGGCGCGGTTTTCGGCAATGTCGATCTCGGTGGCGATCTGATCGCCCGTGGCGCCTTTGCTGTCACGTTGGCACAGCACCGGAAAAGCGGAACGTTGCCGCTCATGTTCTGGATGCATCGGCCAGATCAGGTTGCGGGCGTCTGGCTGGACATGAAAGAGGATAAAAAGGGCCTCTACGTGAAGGGTGAGCTCGCTGACACGCAGCTCGGTAACGAGATCCGCACGCTTCTGGGCATGTATGCGCTTCGCGGTCTGTCGATCGGTTTCCGCACCGTTGATGCCGACTACAACGAAGATGGAGTACGTATCCTGAAGGAACTCGAGCTGGTCGAGGTCAGCGTTGTTTCGCTGGCGATGAATCCGATCGCTAAGGTTGAGTCTGTCAAGTCGCGCCTATCCGGCAGCGGCGAGTATGTGCCCGAGGGCAAAGAATTCGAGCGGCTCCTGCGCGATGCTGGATGCAGCCGAAAGGTCGCGACGATTATCACGTCGCGACTAGCCGACATTGAACCGTCCTGCGCGATGCTTGATGAGGTTCACCAGAGCGATTCTGGCGACGTCGACGAAGAAAAGGAAGCCCAGCGGCTTCTTGCACGCATGCAGCGCTCGCGTCAGGGCATGTATGCACAGGCCATCCATAATTCATTCCGTAGAGGAACATTCAAATGAGTACGTTCATCGAAATCAAAGACGCCATCGACAAGCAGATGGAGGCGTTCGAGGAATTCAAGACCACGAACGACGCGCGGATCGAGGCCATCGAAAACGGCAATGAGTCCGAGGCCAAAGAGCTCGGCGTCAAGCTGGCGCGGATCGAAACCGACGTCACCAAGTTCAGCAAGCTGAAAGAGCAGATCGAGAAAGAGCACGAATTCCAGAAAGAGCGCATCGAGGCTCTTGAGGCTCGTGCATCCAACCCGAAAAAGTCGGCTGGCGAGGTTCTTGTCGACGAGTACAAGAGCACCTTCGAGTCCTGGATCCGCTCTCGCGGCCAAAACCCTGATCTCTCTGCCAAAATGCAGGAGATGGGGCGTCGTGCGCGCGAGATGAAGGATCGCAATCCCGAGTTCAAGGACGTCACGATCGGCTCGACTTCTGGCGGCGGGTTCGCTGTGCCGGAAGAAATCAGCCGCATGATCGAGCGCATGGAACTCCTGTTCTCGCCGGTGCGGTCCCTGGTCAAGGTCGTGCAGGCCGGGACGTCCGATTACAAGGAACTCGTCAGCCTACGCGGCGCGGCGTCCGGCTGGGTCGGCGAAACGGGCACTCGCACCAAGACGGATACGTCGACGCTCCGCGAGGTCGTGCCGACGCATGGTGAGCTCTACGCATATCCGCAGGCGTCGGAATGGTCGCTCGATGACATTTTCTTTAATGTCGAGCAGTGGCTTGCCGAGGAAGCGGCGCAGGAGTTCGCCTATCAGGAGGGGCTCGCGGTCATCGATGGCAACGGAACGAACAAGCCAACAGGCATGCTCAATACCGATCCGGTGCTCACGGACGACTTCGCCTCGCCGCTTCGTGCGGCGGCTGCCTTTCAGTATATCGCGTGCGATACCGACATCGGCCAGTCTCCAACTGACCAGGCTGTCGGCGTCACCAGTGATTGCCTGATCGATACTGTCTACAAGCTCAACTCGGCTTATCGCGCTGCAGCAACGTGGACCATGAATTCGGCCACGACGGGTTCGGTGCGGAAGTTGAAAACGAGCGATGGCGCTTATCATTGGCAGCCGAGCATCCAGGCTGGTCAGCCTGCCATGCTGCTTGGCTACCCGGTGGCGACCTGGGAGCAGATGCCGGACATTGCGGCGGATGCTTTCCCGATCGGCTTCGGCAATTGGCGTCGGGCTTATGTGCTTGTCGATCGCGTCGGCTTGCGTGTGACCGTTGACAACGGGATCACGGCGCCCGGCTTCGTCAAGTTCTATATCCGGCGTCGTGAGGGTGGCATCATTCTGAACAATGACGCCGCGAAATTCATCCGCACGCTGGCATAGTCCATCGGTTCCGTAGCATTTTGAAGGGATGAGGGGCGGGAAACCGCCTCTCTTGCATCCATGAAAACACTCAGGATCACGAAGCCCTGGCCAACAGCCAAGGGGTTTACGCCGCCGGGCGAATATCGCATCCCCGCCGATGTTAGCCTGGCGCATGCGAAGTGCGCGAGGGCGGACGGCTATGGGGAGATTGTAGAAGCGGCCAGCTTTCGCAAGCGCGGCAGGCCTCCGCGGAAAACGGCAGCGCCTGAAAACAAGGTCGGTAGGCCAGCTCCAGAGAATAAGTCCGAGGTGGACGCAATGCGTCGTGGCAGCCAGCGGGCCGAGCTTGACGCCGGAAGTGGCGGCGAGGATCCAGCGCTTTAATATCGTTGCGGTCAGTGACGCCTATAGGTTATTGCCATCCGCCGACGTGCTTTATTCTTGTGACCGCAAGTGGTGGGATCTTCATGAAGGTTGCGCTGATTTCGCCGGCGAAAAATGGTCGAGTCACTCGGCCGATAATGACAAGCTGGCGGCGGCCGAGAAATACGATCTCAAGCTAGTGGCAGGCCAGTGTGGCGATCGCTTTTCTTTCGATCCCGGCGTAATCACTTACGGCGGAAACTCCGGCTTCCAGGCGGTTAATCTGGCGCTCTTGATGGGCGCTCGGCGTATTGTCCTTGTTGGTTTCGATATGCGTGGCTCGCATTTTTTCGGCAAGCATCCGGCGCCGCTCCGCAATACGAGCAACTATGTGAATTTCATTGCGGCTTTCAAGCGCGCGGAAAAGAAGCTGCCGGCTGATATCGAGATTATCAACGCCACGCCGGGCAGCGCCTTGACCTGTTTCAAAAGGCAAACTCTCGATGACGCTTTGTCCTATCTTGCTGGACGTGTCGGCGCTGGATGCTTCGCCGCTCCCGCTCAGTCTGACGCTCGCGAAACAGCATCTTGCTGAAGACTCGACAGACAATGACGAGCTGATCGAGACCTATATTCTCGCGGCGATCAAATGGGCTGAAGGTCAGATGCGCCGCACGATCTATTCTCGCTCGCATAGCTGGACGCTGAAGGATTTCCCGCGCGGGACTGATCAGACAATCAGGCTCCCGCGCGGCAAGACACAGAGCGTTGAAAGCATCGCATATGTTTCGGGCGGCAGCGCGGTGACGCTCACCGGGCCATCATCCGGATCACCGGCCGGGACCGATTACCAGGAGGACTTGCGCAGCGATGACGGCGGAATTCTCTTGCCGCCGCAGGGTGGAAGCTGGCCGTCGACGGACGTTGACGCAATCGCGCCGGTTACGATCACGTTTACGGCTGGCTATCTGGCGGCCGAAGTGCCGCAGGATATCATTCACGCGTTATTGTTTGCCGCCTCCGATGCTTTCGAGAACCGGGGCACGGCGGACATGACCGCAGGGCGGAACTTTGACACACGGCAAGCGCTGATCAGCCCTTACAGGTTGCACAGGTGGTATTGATGGCAGAGAAAATAGGCGACCGCCTCGGCTTTTCCGGCAAGCCGTGGCCGCAATATCCGGCGGAGATTGACGGCTTTATCGCGCTTTTGAAATCTGAAGGCGTGACTTCATATATGGAAATCGGTTGCCGATATGGTGACACATTTCACGCCGTTGGATGTGCATTGCCGCAAGGTTCAAGACTGATAGCCATCGACCTGCCTGGCGCGAAAAGCGGCTTCACTAACAAAGGCGGGCATCAGGATTCCGGCACATATCTGTCACGAGCGGCAAAGGACTTGAGCAAACGCGGGCAAACGACCCATGTGATTATCGGTGACAGCCACGAATCGAAAACGCTCGCACGCGCAACCGCACTTGGGCCGATCGATGTTCTTTTTATTGATGGCGATCACACCGCTGATGGCGTTCGTAAGGATCTGGAACAATATGGACCGCTGGCAAAGATCGTCGCCTTTCATGACATATGCGGCGAAGGTAAATGGGCGAAGCAGATCAGACCGATTTACGATAAGGCCTGCAAAGGGCGCAGGCATGTGGAGTTTTCTTTCGACGGCAAGAGACGGGGCATCGGGGTAATCTGGAAATGATCACGGTTGTTTTTTATCTCTGGACCGACCCGAACGGCAAGTCATCGACGAATGCGCATAACCGCTATCACTACACGCCTGACGATGTGCGCATGGCCGTAGCGATGGCGCGGCGCAATCTGACCGTGCCGCATGAATTCGTCTGCATCACTGACAAGCCTGAAGCTTTCGACAATGACGCGGATATCCGCGCGGTGCCGCTCGACATGCGCACATTCGTTTCGGGCACGCGCTTTGTAAAGCTGATGACCTATGCGCCGGAAACAGCCGAGACGGTCGGAAAGCGGCTCATGGTGCTGGACTTGGATCTGGTCATTGCGCGCAGTCTCGATCACATCGCCAGCCGGCGCGAGGATCTCGTTCTATGGCGCAACCCGAACCATAGGCCGGGCACGCGGCGTGCGCGCTATAACACTTCGATCGTTGTGCATTCGCCTGGCACATGGCCACAGCTTCACAGCAAATTCAAGCCCGGTAAAGACCCGGCGCGGCTTCGCCAGATCACCGGCGGCACCGATCAAGCGTGGATCTCCGAGCAAGTCGATTATAAGCATCCGCATTTTCTGACGCCTCAAAACGATGGCGTTTATGGCGCCGGCCGAATGAAAGATGCCGATCCGAGCACGTGCAAGACGCTGCCTGAAAATGCCTGCATCGTTTTCTTTCCCGGCAACCGGACGCCGGCGCAATCTCACATTCAGGATGAGTTTCAATGGATCAAGCAGCACCGGAAGCTCTGAGCGGAAAAGCTCAGAAGACGGCGGAACGCTATCGCGGCGACACGGCGCGAGAGTACGAGGCGCGGCGCAACTGGAAACCGAAATGGAAAGCCGAGGATCGTGTCATCTCGGCAATGCTGAAGCCGATGGCGTCCGGGCGCAAGGCGCTGGATATTCCATGCGGGACCGGGCGATTTTTCCCGCTCTATGCGCTGAAGCAGTTCCGCGTCACCGCCATGGACATCAACGAGGATATGCTCGCGCAGGCGCGGGCGAAAGGGCCTTTCGAGTGCGTCGAGATCCGGCGCGGCAACATCTTTGCAATCGACTTGCCAGACAATGCCGTCGAGCTGGCGCTTGCAATCCGCATCGTCAATCTGATCAAGCCTCCCGACATGCAAGCGGCGCTCAAGGAATTGCAGCGTGTGACATCGAGCGAGATCATTCTGAACGTGCGGACCGGCGACGTTCGACCAGGTCATTTCCACGATCCGCAGAAAATCGAGGACATCGAGGCGGCGCTACTGCCTGGCTGGCGCATCACCGAGAACGTCGAAATTCATGAGCCTGATTTCCGGATGCTGCGCATATGCAATGGGTAGATATCTTCGGGCCTCCCGGTGTCGGCAAGAGCACACTGGTTGATGATCTATGGCCGCCGCGCTGCATCGAGTATGACGGCGGCGGATATCCGGTGCACTGGAAAGATTTCCTGAATTGCGTGGAGCGTTTGAAGAAGGCGGTGCGGGATCATCCGAGCTATGGCCCGTGCGAGTCGATGATTAACCGCAGCTTTCGGAAAATGGCCACGGTCGAGAGGATCGACAGCGGCAAGACCTACATTCAGACCGGCCTTGCTCAACGCGGGCTCGGGCTGGGCTGGCGTCTCAAGGATCAAGAGCGGATCGCGGAATATTTCGAACTGATGCCGGTTTCGCTCGGCGTCGTCATGCTTTGGGCTGATGTCGCAACGTTGCAGCGGCGCAATGTCGAGCGCGGTAAAGATCGCTCGCACATGGTCCCGCTTATGGTGACGCCAATGCGCATCGCCAAAGAAGTTTTAGAGGCGCGGGGCGTTCGGTTTCTGGCATTAGACACATTCACTTCGAGAGGGGTTAATCGTGAGCGTATTCTTACTTTCTCGAAAGATGCTGCTCGGGGTTTTGAGTGAACGCGCCGACATTGCAATCAAGTGGCGGCTTTTCCGGCATCTGCTCAACGGCGGCGATCCTGACAGCGGGCGCGTCTATTGCTGGCATATCGAGGCAAGAACAGGCGGCGTCGAAAAACGAAGCTGGAAGCGCACCGTTAACGATTACGTGCTTGCCGCCGGCGCGCTGTCTTTCTCGATGCAAGCCGCTGGCTTCGATCCTTCGCAGCCCGTCATCATCTGTCCGAAAGGCAGGCTTCGCGACGGCGCGCACCGTATCGCTTGCGCATTGGCAACTAGCTCACTGATCCGTTTCGAACGGCACTACAAGCCAAGCGTGGCGCGGCCGTGGTGCGGTCAATTTCTCAAGGACGCCGGGATCGGTCCCGACGATCTGAAGCGCGTCTTGCAGGATTGGAAAAAGTTGAACGATGAAGCGCGCTCTTATTCTGCCGCGTCATAATCTCGGTCATCAAGTGTCATGGGGCGGCGCGTTCAAGGAAGGGTTGGAGCGGCACGGCTGGACCGTCGATATGGCCGCCGATCACAGTCCCGCCGATCTGGTTTGCATGTGGGGGACCAGGCGCGGGCATATTATCGAGGCGCAAAGGCGCGCGGGCGGTGAGGTCTGCATTCTTGAGCGCGGCTATATCGGCGACCGCAAGCACTATTCGAGCGTGTCATTCGGCGGCGGGCTCAATGGGCGTGGTGAATTCCGAGGACCGTTTGACGACGGCTCACGCTTCGAAAAATTGTTCTCCGGGATCATGCGGGATTACGACACGCCGAAAGACGGCTATGCGCTGATCATGGGGCAGGTGCCGGGCGATATGTCGATCAGAGACGCCAATATTGACCGGTGGTATGGCCAGACGGCCAAGGCGTTGACGAAATTCGGCTGGCATGTCCGTTTCAGGCCGCACCCGCTGGCGGGGAAGCGCGGCGGCGGGCGGAAGTGCGGCAATCTGAAAGACGCGTCAGGCGGGCTCTGCGATGCTCTTAGAGGCGCAGGTGTCGTGGCGACATTCAACAGCAATGCCGGAGTCGACGCGGCGCTCTATGGCAGGCCGGTGATTGCCTTCGATCCTGGCTCGATGGTTTACGAGATCGCCGGACACCAGGTTGACGAGATCCGCGAACCTTGCCGCAAGGACTGGGCTCACGCTCTGGCGTGGAAGCAATGGAGCAAAGACGAGATGGCCAGCGGCGAATGTATTGAGGCGATCGGGCTGTGACAGGCAGCGGCAGCCTCAACCGACGGGCAACGTTTCAGCGCGCGACCGTGACATTCGACAGCTACGGCGGCGAGGTCGAGACCTGGGGAACGCTGGCGAGCGTCTACATTCACCGGCGCGATGCGAGCGCGGGCGAGAGCTACAAGGCGCAAGAGGTCGGGGGGCAACTCTCGATCCGCTTCACGATCCGCTACAGCTCCGACGTGGCGACGCTCAACCAGCGCGACCGCGTTCTCTACAATGGCGGCGTCTACAACATCACCGGCGTTCGCGAGGTCAAGCGTAATCGTTTTCTGGAGGTGGATGCCGTCATCCAGCCGGACATCCAGGCCGAGCAAGACGGGAGCCCGTAAATGGATGTAGAAATGAAGCTTACCGGCTTCGACGGGCTGGAAGCGGCGCTTGATGACCTGCCGAAAGCGACAGCGAAAAACGTAGTGCGGCGCATCCTGGAAAAGCGGGCGCAGCCTTTCGCGGATACGGCGCGGCAACTGGTGCCGATGGACAAGGGGCACCTGAAGAAATCAATCACGGTCAGCAGCACCAAGGTTGCGAAAACGCAGCGCAAGGAAATCAAGAAGCTCCAGAACGAGGGCTTTGTCACGATGCACATCGGGCCGGGGCAAGATCCGGCCGCGCACCTTCAGGAGTTCGGATCGTCGCAGCATCCGGCGCAACCATTCATGCGGCCGGCGTGGGACCAAAATAAAGACGACGTGCTTGACGGTATGGCCGATGATCTTTGGAAAGAGATCGACAAGGCAGCGAAGCGGCTGGCCAAGAAAGCCGCGAAGGCGGCAAAGGCCAAGGGCTAATCCATGGAATCGGCAATCAGGACGCGCTTGCTGGCAACAGCAGGCGTGACGGCGCTTGTCGCCAGCCGCGTCTATTGCGGATCGCGGCCGCAAGGCGGGACGGTGCCGGATATCGTCATCAATCGGATTTCTGGTGCTCCGATCTATACCGATGATGGCGAGTCCGGGCTGACGAACGCGCGCATTCAGATCGATTGCTACGGCGCGACTTACGCAGCGGCAAAGGGCGTGGCGCGCGCTGTGCAGGTCTCTCTCTCCGATTTTCTTGGCACGTCAGGCGGCACGATCTTTGAAAGGATCACGCTCGATTCAGAGCGCGATTTCCGCGAAGGCGGTAGCAATACGAGTGAGTATTTATTCAGCACACAGATGGATTTTATCATCTGGTTTTGACCAACGGAGACTGAAACAATGGTCGCGATTCTCGGACGAACAATCACTGTCTACTGGGGCGACGAAAGCCCGCAGCCTGCCGTGGCGGGCATTCGTGAAAAGGGCGTCACCGGCAGTGGTGAGCCTGTCGATCAGACGAACGACGATTCGGACGGATGGCGCGCGCTGATCGATGCCGCGCAAGTCAACACCGTAGATTTCAGCGCGTCGGGCGTCCTGCTCAATGACACGCTTCGCGCAGATTGGTTTGCGGGCGCATCGGCGGAAGGGCGGCGGATGCAGGCGGCAACGTTTGAGTATCCCGATGGCGGCACGATCAGCGGGACGTTCTATCTCTCCGAATATGCCGAGACCGGCAACCATGACGGCGAAGTCACATTCGAGGCGACATGGAATAACAGCGGTGCCGTCACTTACACGCCGGCCGCATGATGAGCGGCGTTTTCGATGACATCTCCCTCGACTGGAAAGGCAAGACTTATGTCATTCCAGCCGATCGCGTGCTTGGTGCTGTGGCGCGAATCGAGCAGCACATCACGTTGCATGAGATCTTTCAGTATGCCGAGCGCGGTGCGGCTCCGATGGGCATCCTTGCGCAGGCTTACGGCTCCGTTCTCAGATACGCGGGCGCTAGGATTTCGAATGATGAAGTCTATGACGGCATGTTTGAGGACGGGCAGTCAATGGCGGCTGTCTCCGATTCCCTCAATGGTCTGCTGAACATGATGCTGCCGAAGTCTCAGAAGGAACCGGCGAAGGAACACAAGCCGGGAAACTCCCGCAAGGCCGTCAAGAATTCATCGCGGAATTCTACAAAACGACGGTCGGGAACGGCTGGTTGAAGCCTGCCGAATTCTGGGTGCTCACCATCCCGGAATTGTGGTGGCTGCTCGATCAGAAAACGCCGGAGCCGACATACGGCGTCAAACACAAGCTCACCGGCTCTGAAGTCTCTGGGATTATCGAAGATCTGAAAGCTAAAGGATTGCGAAGTAAATGGCGACAGTCGCAATAGGCTCGCTGCGCATTGACCTTGCCTTGGCCACGGCCAAGTTCAAGGAAGGCGCGAAAAAAGCTCAGGAAATTAGCCGCAAGCTGGCCGATCGCATAAAGAAGCATTCGAAGACGATCAAGAATGCATTCAAGGCTGCGGCTGCGGCTGCGGCTGCATTTGCGGTCGGGCTTGCGCTTGCCGTGCGCGGCTCGCTGAAGGAATTCGACAAGCTGGCCAAGATGAGCCGGTCAGTCGGCGTTCCGGTTGAGCAATTGTCAGCGCTTGGGCATGCCGCCGAGTTGTCCGGCGCATCCGTCGACGATCTCGGCAAGGCGTTCCGGAACTTCGCGCGCAATGCCCAAAGCGCAGCACGCGGGCCGAATGATTTCTCGCGCTCGCTGGATATGCTTAACGTCTCATGGCGCGAGGCGGATGGCCAGTTCCGGCAGGCCGATCAAGTCATGATGGACGTTGCCGACCGCTTCGCCGCGATGGAGGACGGCGCAGGCAAGACGGCGCTCGCCATGCGGATATTTGGCGAGGAACGCGGGCCGAAGCTTATCAGCTTTCTAAACGCTGGCAGTGCAGGCCTGGCTGAAATGACCGCGGAAGCTGACAGGCTCGGTCTGGTTATCGGCACGAAAGCGGCGAAGCAAGCCGAGCGCTTCAACGATAATATGGATCGCGTCGGCAAGCAGTTAAAGGGCTTTTCAAACACGCTCACGGAAAGGGTAACGCCGGCACTCAATCTGATGATTGAAAAGTTCCTTGAATGGACAAGCGAAGGCTCGGCTGTGCGCAGTTTGGCCGAAAGCATTGCGAACGCTTTTAATTTCATTGTCGCGTCATCTCTGAAGGTGGCAGCCGGTTTTCAGAAGATGGGCATACAGGCGCGCGCGACAGCCGATAATATCACGAATTTTTTCTCCGGCTCATGGACGGCCATTGCCGAGCGCAACGCTGTGGCGGCAGCCGAAATTGCCGAGATCAATAAAAAGCTTGCGCTCGATGTCAAGACCGTATGGGACGAGGCTGGCGAAAGTATTGCCAATGCGATGAGCGGCGGGACTGGTGACGATGGCGGCGGCGCTGCACTTGCAGAACCGCCGATGGTCACGAGCGCTAAAGCCGAGACGGAAGCGCTTGCGCTTCGCAATCAAGCATTAGCTGACGGCAAGCGTCTCATGGAGGAATTGCGTACACCACAGGAAGCGCTGATTGCCGAGCAGGAACGCGTCAACGAACTTATGCGCGTGGGCGCAATCGATGCCGATACATATGGCCGGGCGATGGCGAAGGCGTCGGCATTCAGCGCCAAAAACATGCAAGCGCTCGCCGGCACGGTCAGCAGCGCACTCGGGCAGATCTTCGGAGAGTCCAAGGCGGCAGCCATCGGGCAAGCGCTGATCAGCACATACGCCGGCATTGCCAAGGCGATCGAGACTTACCCGCCGCCGATCTCAACGGCAATGGCAGCCATTCAGGCGGCGGCGGGCTTCGCGCAGGTCGCCAATATTCGTCGCACGACGAAAAGCGGTGGCGGTGGGTCGGGCAGCAGTGCCGGGGCGTCGGCCGGAGCAGGTGCGGC